CACATATTACTATTTATAATACCACAAATACAAAAAAAGAGGGAGGCCGAAGCCTCCCTCTGAGCCCGATTATATCGGATCTTATTATTACATAAGATTTGAAACAATAACCATACGGTAGTAAATATTTTTCTGTTGACTAGAAATAACACCGTTTGCGGCTGTTGTTGCGAATGGATTGGCGACCATGCCGTAGCGGGTCTTGAAGCCAATCTTAGGCTGGAAGGTCTGGTCACCGACCGCACGGACCATCTGTAGAGGTACGTATGGGCAGTAGAATAGACCGGCGTCGAATGCGCTGGAACCCTTGTAGCCGACGGTGACATACTGGTCGCCAGAAGCACTGGAGAAGTATGGATCAACGTATACCCGAACCCGACCGTTTAGAACACCGGCGAATGTATTGCCTGTGTCATCGACGTTTAGGTTGGAGCTTAGAGCAGGTGTGTAATCTAGTACACCAGCCATCTGAAGAGCAGATGCAACATCTGAACCACAGATTAGGACGTTACCCTTGCCACGGCGTGTTGACTTAGCAATCTGATTGGCTTCACGCTCAATCTGGAAGACTAGGCCCTTGAACCGCTCAACGCTCCACCGACCGTTTGCATCAACGTCGAGGTCGAATGTACCGGTTGTGGTTACGTTTGACTGGGCACCGGCTGTTGCGGTGTAGTTGATTGTACGAATGACTTCGCGGTTGATTTCAGCAAGAATTTCTGCAGAGAGAATATTGCTGAGCTCGGTCTCGGCGTCTAGACCATGGATTGCCTTAAGATCCTGAGCAAGTTCCATGGTGTATTCTGCCTTGAGTGCACGTGAGACTGCAGTTACTGCAACCTTCTCAATGCTGAATGCCATCTCGGAGATGCTGTTATTAGCAGAATCGCCTAGAGCTTCAGCGGTTGATGTGCCCATGCCTGTGGCAACGGTATAACCGGAACCAGAAGCACGATCCGTTGGGTCAGAACCATCCTGAGCAGCTGCGGCACCGTCGAGTGTGGTGAATGTAACACCACCGACGCTGTTGTTAGCTGTTGAGGAGTGGCTTGTGACTGCCTCGTTGTAGAGGGCCTCTGAACCAGCCTGTGAGCTGTAACGTGGACGCATTGCAAAGATAAGACCTGTTGGGCCTGTCATTGGCTGAACGCCGCAGACATCATATGCAATGAGGTTTGGCATGGAACGACGAACCAGTGAGATAAGTACTGGATCGAAGATGTCGACTGCACCATCGGAAGCAGTGGAGCTTGAAGCACCCATTGCGTTGGTTGGTGCGGCTTCGCCGAGTAGTGATGGCATCTGATAGCCACCGGAACCGAAAGAAGCTTCACGTGAAGCCTTTTCTTGGTTCTCTAGAAGAGTTGCTGTGACGGCGCGGCGATGAGGATCCTTAATCTCTCCGAGGTCAGGATGCTCAATGACTGGCTGCCACTTCTTCTGTAGATCTTCAGATAGGAACATTTTTTGTTTCTCCTTAACTGTAAATATCAGCCTTCATTGTTTATTTATAATAATATTATTTTCTAGCAGATTTTGAAATGGCATTCACATATCCTGCCATGGCACCTGTTGGACCTTGGATCTCTTCTTCAAGAGAAATGGGACCATCTTCATCATCGACGACGACCACATGGGTCTCTTCATCAATATCAAAATATTGTCCCTTCAGCATACCGATCTTCTTCTGAAAATCCTCAGCTGAAGAGAATTCTACACCTTCTGCAAGGCTACGTAGCTTCTCGACCTGTGTGTCGGTGAGATCTTCTGTAGCTTCTGCAAAAATTGCTTCCTTTTCAAACTGCTTGACCTTGCCAAGTAGTTCGACATTCTTATCTGTCTCTTCGTTAAGCTTGCCTTCGAGCTCATCAACCTTAGCAATGAGTTCCTCAACAACGTCAACCTTCTCTTCTGGAATGTCGACATAATGCTCTTCGAATAGACCCTTAAGGCCTTTGAGGAAATCCTCAACCATATCGGCGCGAACACCCTTTTCAATGGCGAGCTTGTTATCCTCAACCCATTCCTGAACTACGTAGTCAAGATATGAGTCAACCTTTTCGGTAAGTTCATCAACTGTTTCCTGGCGGGAAACTTCTAGATCAGATTCTGCCTCTACAGCAAACTTCTCGACCTGCTCGTTAACCTTAGAAACCACTGCTGCCTCGAAAATGGTAGCAACCTTTTCCTTGAAATCTTCGTCAAGATCGGTACCATTGAAGATTGCATCAACGTCTTCCTGGACATTAATATCTTCGGCGGTGACCTTCTGAACCTGACGTACAGGAGTATCATCAATGATTTCAACATCATCTTCGATTTCTACTTCTTCGCCGTACATGGCAGCAATTAGCTTGCCATAACCAGCCTGTAGGTCAGTCTTCTTCATCTTGTTCATATGACCGACCATAGCATTGATCATACCGGCCTTTGTTTTTGGCATTGGCTCGGCAGTTTTTGGATCTGGCTTTTCGTCAGTCTTTGTTGTATTAGGATCTGGAACTTCAGAAGGATCGCCCATGGAAGCCTTGAACTCTAAAAGATCTTCATCGTCTGAAATCTCTTCAGGAGTTTCAAGAACCTCAGCGTCCTCCATTACTTCTAGGTCTTTATCGGACATCTGTTATCTCCTTATTGAAATAAAGCTTTTCAAATTCATATTATTTATAATTACACATCTTTTAGAGCTGTTTCAAGAACTTTGTGAAAGCAGCAAGTTTTGCTTCTCTCAATTCATTTTTTGAAACTTTTCTGATCTCTTTTTGAGTTTCTTCAATATACTGTGGAACCCAACGATCATCAATTTGTAACCATTCAACTCCCTCCATGATGCCCTCGACAAAAGCTTCGGGAGCTGAAGGATCGGCTACAATATCAGCCGCAGTTGCAAGCTGAAAATCTGATTGAACCATATTTGTACCATCTTTACCTGGTTTGAGGGTTCCCATACCACGAGATGATACACCGAGCTTAGCACCTTCATCCATAAGATTCTTTACAATCTTACCCATAGGTGTTTCAGTCATAATCTTTGCTTTACCAATAACATTATTACCGTCTTGATAAAGTTCTTTAGTCATGTGTGAAACGCGTTCTAGATTAATTGTTGGTCCTTGAGGATGACCCAGTTCGCCATAAGCACGGTTCTGTTCAACATATTCTTTATTATATCTGCTGACCTCTCGCATGAGAGTTTCCATTGGATACATCCGACCATTACGGTTCTTAATATTACCCTGCATGAAAACGCCTTCGATGAAGTAGTTTTTACCACCATCTTCTTTTGCTTCGGTGATAAAACCAATATCTTGATCGTAAACTTCGGTAATAAGTTTCATTATGCGTCTCCGGCGTTTGCAACACCAGTAGCCGAAACTTCGGCATGACCAGTAATTGTATCTGTTGGTTTCTTATTTACGATAATCTGTGAACCTGTTATATTCGAAAGAATAAATGTAGCCTG